TAAGGTCGGCGTTACGCTGGAGATCGTTGGCGCGGCCAGGGTTGAGCCGAAGGTGACCGTGCTCAGGACATACTTTGTCGCGCCCAATCGCTTCAGCTCGCGCGGGGCGTAGTTAGGGTGGACGATTGTAATGATGTCGCCGCTTTGGATGTAGTGCAGGTCAAACAGGTCTTGCTCGGCGTAGGGCGACGGAATCTCATAAACCGTCGGCATTTGATACCATTGCCCTGTGGGGCTGGTGTTGGCCGTGCCGGTGTAGCCGTAATAGACAACTGTTTCGATGGGTTCGAGATCGATGTAAAGCCACTCGTTATAAAATGACGGCGGCTGATAAGTGTAGGTGATCTCGCTGATGTAAAGCTTCTGGCCAATCACAACCTGTGTTGGCAGGGTCGAGCCGCTGTTAGTGTAGCCTGCTGGCGGGGTTGAGACTGGCCCTACGTCCTGCACCCATGTGGCGGTAATGACGGGCGTTGCGCCATATTGGTTTGCAGGGGTCGCGGGATCTGAGCCTGTCGAGCCTGCGACAGCGTACCACGTCGAGCCGCTGCGGGTGACAAGATCGCCGGCGACATAGGCCGTTGCCACATCCCACGCACTAACGCCAGTCGTCGGGGTAAGCAGCGTTGCGCCAAAGCTGTGAAAGCGGAAATAGGCGTTTCCCGCTTCGATGACGACAGTTTGGGTCGCGCTGTAACGAAACGGAATCAGGCGGGTTGCCTTGGCGCTGGTCTTAACCTCGCGCACAAATTGCGTGCCAGGGCGATTGACTACTGGCCCTTGCGGGGTCACGACAAAGTTTCGACACACGGCAAGGCCGGTGTTGTTCTTAACGTCATCCAGCCGCCCGTACATCTCCGGGCTGACGATGCCGCCGTTGAATGACCGTGTGTAGGTCTTGTTACTCATGGGCTGTAAGGCTCGTCGTTGTAGGGCCAGATGAGCGCGCGGTTGGCCAGCCATGGAGCAGTGTGGCGTGTGTCGTTGCGCACAGGACTGCGGCGGCGCTCGTTCGCATCATTGGCCGCCGCCTTAACCGCGTAGGATAAGCCGGTTTGCAAGGCGGCTTGGGCTGTGCGGACGCCCTGCTCGCCTTTGATGATGGGCCCTGCAAGGTGGCTGGCCAAGATCCAGCTCAGAGCCTGCACGAACCAAGCGGGAAAGCGCGCGCTGTCGGTTACGTCTGAGACGTAGCGCATGGTGGCTTCATCGCAGTTCGTGAAGATCACGCGCGTACGGTTGGCGTCGTTGCCAATCTCAAACTCATATTCGTGCGCGTCTTCGTCGAACTGCCGCGCGCCGGAGTAAATGCCGATGACCGTCACAAGATCAGACGGAATGGCGTAGCTATATTGCCATGGATGCGCCGGCGGGACGACTAGCGACGCATCAGCCAGAAGCAAGCGCCGCGTGGCAAAGGTCCACGGGTGCATGCGCAACAACGTATCCAAAGCCAAAGGGTAAAACCGGGCGCAATGCTCGGCCTGGATCGATCCCTCAGGCGGGCTGATGCTGTTGATGTTGGCTCGGTCACCAATATGGCTCAGAGCGAGGTTGCAGATATCAATCACGCTGGCCATGGCGGCGTCCTATCACAAGTCTAAACGCTTGATGCGGCGGGGGGCTGGTTCGGCTGCTGGTTCGGCTGCGGGCTCCGGTTCGGGCTCGGGCCCTCTCCGTTCCACAAGCTCGAACCAACTGCCGGCCATGTTGTCAGGCACAGAGAAAACCGTGCCGGGACGCACCCTTGACCCTTTGTAAAAGCCTAAAGCTGTCGCCTTCACGATCTTCATCTGTACCCTCCGTCAGTTAGAGATTGATGCTTGCGCCAGGCGCGTTAGCCGTGGCCACCCACTTCGACGGATCTTTCGTCAAGAAGGCGTCGATCGTGCCCGCCGTGGTCGTGGTCGTCGCCGTGACGCAAAGGACGCCAAGGTAACGCTCGTAGGTTCCCAGAGGGAGAGCAACCATGGCAATCGTCGCACCCGCGTTCAGCAATGCGCTGTTCGCTGCTGCGTCGTCAGTGACGATCGTGCCCGTGTCAAAGTGAACCGTGGCCGTTCCGTCCGTAGCGATCGCCGCTTGCGCGTCAGAGGCGAGCTGGAACTTGACCGTACCAGCGGAACCGCCCGTGATGATTTCCGTCGCGCCAGTCTTAATGACCAGAAACAACGGTTCTCCATTGCCGATGTCTTGGGTCGTGGCTCCGAGGTCGATCACATCGCCGATCAGCGCCGTGCCAGCGGTAGCCGCCACGGACACGTTGTCGGCGAACTCAAGTCTTTCGTCCATAATCATAGGAATGTCTCCTGCCCGTTCGCTTTAGGCGACGCCGGTTTCAGTGTTGAGAAGGGCGTCGCAGCGACGCACAGGGATGCCCGCGAAGGCCAGCACAAGCTTGCCGCCGATCTGCTCCATCGTCAGGGTTGAGCCTGCGACTTTCTCCAGCATCTGGCGACGCAGGAAGGAGCGGGCGCGACGGTTCATGTAGAACGCCGGGCGACCGAGGGTCAACGAGGGCGGCACATCGAGCGCTTGGGTCATAAGGTCCAAGAGATCGGGGCCCGAGGCTGCATCGCCAACGAGGTCTTCGCTGTTGTACTGGATGCGAACCACGTAGCGCCAATCACGGACAGACAAACCGCAATCCCAGCGATAGTGGGTCCGGTAAGCTTCCATGCGCCCGCCGGAACCGTCGATGTTTTCGATGGTCACTTGCCCCTTGTCGGTCATCTGCAAGCCGCCGATAGACGCCTTGGGATAGATGCCGTGGCAGGTGTTCTCACCCCAGCAAATCAGCCAAATCGATGCGTTGTCAGTGCCGTCCGGTTGGGCATTGCTTTGGCGAATGATGTTCTCGCCGTTCTCAGCCGTGCTGAGATTGAAGCGCGGGGCAAAGCCCGTGATCTCCTCAGGCGCGGTGGCCTCGCTGGCGTAAAACAACGAAGACGCAAACTCTTGGTTCATGCCTTCGATGTGGGCGCGATCCTCAGACAGGCGGAACGCAGCCGTGTTGCCGTTAAGGTCGGCAAGGGCCTTGTCCACTTCGGCGTAAGCTTCGAGCATCCCGCAAGTGTCCGTGACCTGCACGGTGCGGGACTTCGTCGGCTGCACGCCGCCGTAGAGCTTGCGCCAGGTCGGGGCCGGAAGGCCTGAACGGATCGTGGTGCGGTGGCCGGTCGGCAGGTTGCCTTCCATCCAGACCATGTCTTCGAGGATTTCGTTGGTCTCCGCGAGGATCTCAACGATAGTGTCAATTTTGCCGTCCGGATCGAGGCGCTTGGCCACGTCCATCAGCGTGGGGTGGATCGTCGAAAGGGTTGCCATGGGGCTGTATCCTTACATCATTACGTTATGAGAGGTTAGAGTTGTCGTAGAGACGCTGCGCCGGGTTAGCGGGGCGATTGGTCGTCCTGCCTCCAGGCACTAGGCTATCATCTCCGATGGCCTTGCCGACGCGGTGAAAGAACCGGATAACCTCCGGGTGATTGCCGAGGCGGCTTTCGTCCAACAGCTTTGTCAGCTCAGGAGATCCGAAGCGGGTCAAGGCCGTCTTGGCCGTGGCCAGATTGGCGTTAAGCGCCTCTCCACCAAGCTCCTTGTCGGTCTTGACCTGTTCAACCCACTGGGCCGTGGCGTCTTGGATCGCTTGCTCTTGGGCCTGAAGCCAGCGCTGGGCCTGCTTCTGGCCAAGATCGGCAATCTTCTGCGCCTGATCGATCGGTAGCTTAAGATCCTTGGCTAGGGCCTTCAGGTCTTCGAGGGAGGTTGCGTCAACATCGACGTCCTCTTCAAAGGTGAAAGCATAGTCAATCTCTTCACCACTGGTCGCGGGCTGGTCTTCCGCGGGCGGTGTGCTACTGCCGGTCTCCGGCTGCTGGTCGCCAGTCACCGATGCATCGGTGGCGCTGGCCGTCGTAGATGGCTCGCCTGCGGTGATCTCTGCGGCGGTCATCAACGTCTCTGGTGTCGTTTCGTTACTCATCGTCAGCCCTCAGTAGGTTTGGCACTTCTTCGCGCGCGTAGGTCCAGGCTTGGCGCAAGATATGCAGCCCAATGGCGCGCTGGCCTTCGCGATAGAAGGTCTCGCTGGACCCGGTGAAGCTCGATCTCGCCACGCCAGACACGTCGAGAAGCTCCTTTACAATGCGCCGGCCTCGCTTGCTGGCGAGGAGCCAGGACCAATCTT